GGTGTGATGTAGAAAGTAAGTTAACACCGTCACCAGTTTGGAACGCTGATCCAGCGGCAACGCCGGGTAGACCATTATTCAAAGGTTGTGCGCCTTTAACTTCTTTTGCATTAGACATAGATCTTGCTAGGGCTTTTGTGTATCTAGAAGAAAGTCTGTCATAAAGGTTGTCCTCTATTGCTTCTTCTGTGATAGCGAAAGCTAACGCGATCGTTTCCATTGTGTATCTAGCAGTATAAGTTTCTTGAGCGTCATCATATGATACTCCAGCACCTTCTGCTTTTACATCTGCGTTTGCAAAACCACTTAACATTACTTCTTCTTCGAAAGCTCTGTCAGATGATTCTGTAGTATAAATCTCAGCGTGCTGATTATCATACCTTTTGTATTCCAGACCGAATAGTGCATTCAGACCTGGCTCTAGTTCTTTAACTAGCTGTGCTCTTGATATTGCCATGTTATGCTCCTACCGTTCCTGTTCCGAACCATTGTGACTTATTAGCAACCACTACTACAGAAGCTCTTCCTGAGAAGGCCGCTAATGCTGGGTTTGCTTGTACAGCAGTTGTAAGATCCTCATTTTCAGGGTCTTCAGCTACTCTTAGCAATCTCCATTGGTTTGCTATGTCATTTACAGTTCCTACTGTTAATTGACCATTTGATTGTCCAGATATAGTAGAACCTGCTACCGTAGTAGTTCCTTCTGCTCTAACTGTTAAACCATATGTTCTTCCCATGTTAACTTGTGCTGCATCGCCAGTGGCACCTAATCTAGTGTCTAGCTGTACAACATATTGTTGAAATGGGTTATCTATTACAAACGCGTCGATGTCACCGTTGTTTACATTCGCTGCTGGTACCGTAGTACCAGGAAAGAATGAAGCAAAAGTTGGTTTTAATGTATTTGCATCTGTGTAAAATGCTCCATTAAATACACCAATCGTTGGAACTGTAATAGCGTCTTGAGCAGATATTATATAACCCGCATCTACATTGGCACCTGATGCACAGTCAATCTGTACAGGCATGCCTAAATATAGAGAAGTTGGATATCCACTATCGATTTTGTATTTATCTTGACCACCAGTAGAAGGTGTTGAACCTAAAGTACCAGCAGCAATCAAACCAAAACCTTGTGTGTTTCTATTTGCCATTATGTTTTTCTCCTTATGAACCTGCCGTCGTAAAACGGCCTCCAGTTCGGTTTATATTTTTCGTTGGTGTTGGAAATATTATTTCTTAGTACCACCGAAGTTTTTGCTTGAACGCTCGAATTTCATCGGCATTCTTTTGTCCTGGTCCTTCAGTAAGTCGTTTTCTACAGCTTCGTCTTGACCTTCAGTTTGTCTTCTCTGATAATCAACACGACTTTGCGCGAGTTCTTCGGGTATCCTTGCCAGGAGAAGGCCACCTACTCCAATCACTCCAGCGTATTTTCCGTCCATGACAACAGGATATTCTTCAGTGTCGTATTCGTCAGCTCTCACTAACTCATAACCAGATCTCAATCTACCATGAATATTCTTGGTATCATTGAAACCCATTGACTCTGCTCGTATCCATCTATGCCTGAATCCATCGGGCGCTGTGGGTGCATCTAAAGATGATGGTGGCTTGTACTCTTTTGGTCTTTCAGTTTTTGACCGAGTAACAGCCGCACGAGAAGTTTTATTTTCGTCTTTTTTCATACTATGCTCCTTCCGTGAGTTTTAGTTGTTTAGCATACTCTTCGAGTGGCACTCCTAATTTTTTAGCTATTGCTACTTGTGAGGAAGTGAGTCTCACAGTTTTGCGACCAGGTTTTGAGCTTCTGTTAGCCGAAGCTACCGACTGAACGGCCCTGTTCGTTTGCTTTGTATCAGTATTACCAAATTTATGCCCAAAGTCAACTTTAATCCTTTTATCAATCTCAGTATAATACTCAGTTGATTTAGGGTCATAGCCTTCTTTTTCTACTAAATCCTTGTGAATCTCGAATGCAGTAAATGTCATAGCTCTATCTGTTCCGAACCATCTATTTTTTGCAGCCCAATCTTCAGCCATAGGATCAGCCTGAGGCATTTGTTGAGGGGTTTGATTTGGTAATTGTCCACCGTCTGACAGTTTAACAGGTGTTTCCTGTTGAACTGGTGTTGCTTCTTTTCTTTGCTGAAGTTTAGCGTTCTCGAAAGCTAACTCAGCAATTTTTTTATTTGCTTCTACTTGAGCTTGTGCATCACCTGCTTCTATGGCTGACGCTAATTGTGTTTGCGCCATGTCCATACCAGATTTTACACTTTCCTCAAACTTAGCAGTGTAATCAGAATCAACTTTATTAAATCTTTCCTGATCTAGTTTTCTTTTATTTTCAATTGCAGTAGCGTATTCGATTGCAGCAGCTTCTCTTCTTTCTGCTTCTCTCATCTTACGTGTAAGTTTAGCAATTCTAGATTGCACACCTTTACTGTAATCTTCTAATTCTTCATCACTCTTTTTTTCTGTTTCTTCTGTTGGTGTTTCCTGTTCCGTGGTTTCTGGAGCGGTATCAATTACCGTCTCATCTTTTTCTTCTGGTAGATTAATCTCGGTCTCTGGACCGGATGTATCAATGTCTACTACTTTTTTTTCTTCGTCTGGCATAGTGTCCTTCCTATGTTAAAATTTGTGTAAGATATCTGTTGGATCTTGCACAGTTGCTAAAATTTCGTCATCATTTAAAAGACGAACTTCTCCACCATCAATTTCTATACGTGACCCTGCGTAACGT